TGTTGGCGTTAGTTGTAATCGCCTCAGTGCCAAAAGCAAACGCTTCCGCGATGAGTTCTAAGTTTGTGTTAGTTGTATCGCCCCAAGAGCCTGATTGCTCACCAGAGCCAATTTCTTCTAACCGTAAGTCATTTGTATATACACTTGCCATTTTTATATCCTATGCTGCAATGTCCGCCCAAGACGGTGTTTGCGAGGGCGTGACCCCCAAAAAGTTTGGTGTCTGGGACGGAATAATCAGTCCCCATGGTTGTTGCAGTTCGCCTATCGATGCCGTAACCGAGAAACCTGTTACTGTGATATTAGCGTTTCCAGTGGTCGCTGTCGATGCACTATTCACCAAAGCCGTCATACCCACCATTGTATTGGTGGTAAAGAAACTACCTAATACGACTGTACCAGAGACTCCAGTTACAGAAACATTAGCCAAGCCTGTGATCGTAACCGCGCCAACAGCCCCTGTACCGGCAACTCCAGTTACAGAAACATTAGCTTCGCCAGAAACCGTGGATGCACCAACGGATCCAGTCGCAGTTACGTCGTAGGCAACATTGGTATTCCAAGTGCCTGTGTTCCATCCTTGTAAGGAGCTGTTCCACCCCTGAAAGGCTGCAACCGGATCGGCCATTAGGCTATCCGGATGATCGCGTTAGATGCGTCAGCAGTGGGAAAAATAATGGTGAAATCCCCAGAGCTGGCTGCTTTATCTGCGCCGAAGTCTAACACACAAACCGTTGGATCGCCCGTAGCCGCTTCATTAAATATCAAAGCGCCTCGAACTGCCGAGATGGTTACGTTAGAAAACACTTCATCTGCGAAGTCAGTTAAAGCAGTTGTGCTACTAGCTACGGGTGTAATACTCGTCAGGAAATTTCCTTTAGCTGTGTAGTTCGTGCCACTAATCTCGTTAGTAGATGTATACGCAGTAGTTGCAGCGGTGAAAGTAGCACTGTTGTCATACAGAGCCAGTTTAAACTGGTTGCTTGCTGCCGTGAAGTTATGAACGCCCTTCATTAGTTCTACTTTGAACGAGGTGCATAAGAAGTTACCATTAAAAGCCATTACATGTTCCTTATATACTCGGCCAGAGTTGGCTGACCAGCATCTTTAATTGCATTATATACCGTAGTTCTATCGCTTTGGATAGCCTGTCGCATATATAGGGCAACAGTTTTTTCTACAGCGTCTCGATATTCTTTGGCTTGTTCTCGAATAGCAGGAGGTGCGGTCTCCGAAATGCCAACTATTTTACTCACACAGCGTTGAGCGACTTCCTCTGGAGTGAACCCACGGTTGTTTGTCGTTGCAACTTCAACTTTAAAATCGTTCGACATCGTGACGGGGAAAGATGCGGTCATACGTTAATCTCCTTATGTTTTGGCGCGAATGAGTTGACCAGTGCGGTACTCGTCCGTAACCTCTTGAGCCTCGCCCAGGTTCTTTAACCTGCCCGCTGCTTCACCAAATCTCTGCATGTACATCTGCATAGTTTGAGGATCGCCCTTCATGTAAAGATACGCCTCAGATAAACTTCCGTAGAGCATCGCCATCTCTGCGTTCTCGCTCAACCATGTCAGTGTAGTATCCGCGCCAAGAGCCGAGACTGTAGCCGTAGCCCCACTAGGGCTGGCTGTAATTGTCTCACCTACAGTGTAGTTGCTACTAGGGATTACTACAATTAATGAGGTGGTGTTGGGAACTGAATCCACACCACTACTTTCACCGCTCGTACCGCCAGTGATAGTGTCATTCGCCGTGAACGTCCCTGTCACACTTGTAAGAGTAAGAGTGTAGCTACTTTGAGTTAAACTCTCAGGGCGGTAGAAGTAATGAAGTTCGGAAACAAAATTGCTGTTAGGTGTAGGACCTAAGATAAATGTGTTTAAATCGTACATCGCATAGTATCTAGGAGCCCCAGTTGTAGCAGGGTTGGGGGTGTACGTCTGCACAAACTCTGGGTCTTTGAAGTCTACAAAGTTTGCAGCGCCACTACTGTCCGTAAACGATAAGGAGAACGGGGCTAAGAAATCACTAGGAACCTCCAAGAACTTGTTTGATGCAGACATTGCACCCGCCACGTTCTTGCGAAACAAACTAAGCTGGACGTTCTTGAGGATGCGCTCCTCAGTTAAACGAATAAATAAAGGGAGGTTTGTAATAAAAGACGTTTCGTTGTTTTCCGTGTAGTCCTGAATCGCCGTCTTTAATTGTGTGTATGTAAAGCTCATGTTGTCACCGTCACTTCGCCTACCGTCCCAGTGGCTTCCAGGTTGTTAGGGGGGTTAATGCCATTAGATGTCGAACCGCCAACAGGGTTCCACCCGTACTGGATGTTTCTCTCTTCTACCAAATTAGGCTCGGGCCTTGGATTGCGTAACGCTTGAGGATCTGGGCCTGCTCGAGAAGGAAACAGTTGGGGGTGCTTGAACTCAAATTCGTCAGGGCCAACTAAAGAGCCAGTCCATTCCTTCTTCATGTCCTTGAGACGGTATCTAAACCCCGATCTGTCTGAAATCCCCCATGCTTTGTTACCAGATGCAAACGCCATTAGAACCTCAAGTACTGTATGCTAGGTTGCAATTTCAACGGAACACGAGCCTCGTCTTCATCTGCGGCTCTCTGGAACTCTTCTTCGTACACAGTTTTTAAAAGCTGCACACGCTCGGGAGCCCGCTTCAACGCTAGATAATAGGCTAACCCTGCAACCATGCAGGGGTAAAAACGGAACGGCATGTCTGTGGTGTTTACCAAAGTGTCCGCGTCATCAATCCGGCGTAGGTAATAGTAAATCAACTGATCAGTAGAGTTCTCAGGAACAGCCCAAAGATTAACTACAGGCGCAATCTGACGGTTAAACCAGAACTGGCTTGGCCGTCCTTGCGTTGTTTTGTTGGGCAACGTGGCGTAATCCCCACGACTAATGCGGGTTAAGTCAAAGTCTGTACCGCTTCGACGCAGCACCACTTCCAAGATATCAACCACATCGGCGAGTAACGTCTCCTCCGATTGCCCCTGTGTCAGGGTGATAGTTCCCTGCTTCACGGTCCACATGTTTAGCCCACGATTAGCCCACTCTGCAAACATCAAGTTCAAAGAGCGACGAGCTGTACGGGCGTCATAGCCAGTGCGAACTTCTATTCCGCACCGCTCAAACGCTTCTTCTATAATCTCAGCAACGTCGAGATTAAAGTCTCTTGAATCTGATGTTGTCATTTACCTAGCCTATCTTTGTATCGCGTACACCACGCCCAGACATAACGGCCCCGCCGTTCATATAGCGTTTTGTAGCAATCATGCCGCCCTTGGCTTTTTTAACTGGACGACGAGAACCAAAACGCTTAGATTTCATAGCGTCATCACCGTACTTTTCAATTAACCGAAAGTCTTGATCTTCTCCTTCAATTGCAGCGTCAAGCGTATCGTTAAATTCTTTAACAGAACCTACTTTATCAAAACCTTTTACATTTCCTTTAACCGCGTTTGCTAAAGCAATTTTCGCAGCCACCCCCCTAGACGGCGTAGAAGGTTTTTCAGATAAAGTTTGAAGGGCTTCCGCCTCAAACAACTGTCTTTTTCTTTTGCGCGTTTTTGCTTCACTCGTGCGCCTTCTTTGGTTTTCCCTTTCTGCTTTTGTTCTTTCAGCCATCTTCAATACTCCTTTGTTTTACGTTTGGTACTACGTTTCGCTGCGGATACTCTACGGGGTTTGCCCGCAGGTTGACCAAGTTTATTCTTTTCCCGTATCTTACTACGTTTTTCCGACGATGTCATTTCTTTCGACGTCTTAGGCGTTTTTGAACTCACCCTCTTACTTGGACGGCAATAAGGAGTGCTTCGACTCTCCCCCTTCTTCCGACCGCAAGGCTTGCCCGTCTTGACATCTACCCAGTCTTCTTTGAACCACCGCTTGAGGGCCGCGCCTTTTTTTGATTTACGAACAGCCATCAGTAAATATTCGTTTCTTTGCGTCTATTCTCTTCAACCTCGCCACAGCCCAGAGCAATAAAGCCGCCATCTTTTAGCTTCTTTGTGACAGGGCGTTTGCGCTTTTTAGAAGATTCTCCCCAATTTGACGCGCCCACCTTTCGACATTTTGCTATTGCTCCCGAAGCGTAGGCGCTTGGG